CTTTTTGTGGCTTGGGCTTAGTTGTCATCTTGGTTAAGAGTTCTGTCCCACGGGCAAATATCTCTTTCTCGTCGGCCTCTGGCTCTTGCTTGATGTGCAGGAAGGCAGCGGCCTCGCGCACGGCCTTGGTGACGTTGCCTTGAAATTCGTACTGGCACCAAAGCTCAAAGCAATCGAAGCTATGCTCTGAACTGAACGGATCGGATGCATGGTGACTGAAGGCGCGGCCATCCTCAAATACTTTGACGCCTGCCAGCTTTGACGTGGAGTTGGGTGATAGGAAGCGATCCTTGGCGGTCTGCTTGTATCCGTATTGGGTGAGCAGGCTGTGCATATCGTGGGCCTGATTAAAGGCATCGATGACTGACGTACCGTCATTGTTCTTGGGCCGTGGCTTTCTTGGGGGCTGATATTCTGGCTCACGCCTCCAAGGGCAGATGGATTGCATTTGGGGTCTAAACTTATCCCACTCTTGCCAGATCGTTAGTAGCTGCGGCGGTAGCTCTGGCAGGCCATCCCAGATTGATCTGCCAGCCCACTCGTATGGCTTGCCCGTGTCTGGGTGAATTGATGGCGGCAGGACATCCTGCACGGCCCCAGCGCGAAGCTCAAAGACCACTTCGGTCTTGCGGGGATCGCCCTCGACAGGCCAAGATATTTTGTGGGTGATTAAATCGGGCGGTGCCTTGAAGATCAGCTTGCCACGATTTTCGCGCCCAATAATTTGCGGAGCCGACTGCATTAGCTCTGAAAAATCGATCCCAAGCTCTTCGAAGATCAGCTTGGTGTATTCCACATGATCGATGTCAACGGCGCACGTTCCGCTGGCACCGTGCAACAGCCCCACGTTGTGCGTTGGGTTTTGCTCGTAATACAGACGCGCTTTTTCTGGATCAGACAGTGCCTGCTCTGGCTTCTGCCAGCCAAAGCGGGTTGGGCCTTTTGTCCCTGCTGGGATTGTGACCAGATACCAGCCTAGCTTGGCGCAGTATTCTTCGACATTCATGGGTTCACCGTCAGATATTCGGACAGCTTTTTCCATGTGTTCAGACTGATTCGTTCGTTGCCTGTAGCGACTGCCTTTACAGTGGGGTGAGACAGGCCAGATTTCTCTGCGACCACTGTGAGGCGGCGATCTTGCAGCGCCACCCTGATGTCATCTATTGATAGTAATTGCTGCATTTTTCCGCTCCATTTTGCAAATAGTGTAAAAAGAGCTTTACAGTCTGAAAATCTTTCTGTAAACCAATTTCTGTAGAGAATGAACGAATGAATGAATGAACGCGAAACGGAGAACGTAATGGACAATATTAATGTAGATATTTTGGCCGCTGATTGGTTGTCAATCAAGGCAGAAGAAAAGGCGCTGACCGCAAAGCGCCACGCGATTGAAGAGCAGATCGCAGCGGCCCTAGAAGTCAAAGACGAGGGCAGCATATCCCACAAAACTGAAGGCCATAAAGTTACGCTGACACAGCCTGTCAGCCGTAAAGTTGACGCCATCGTTTGGGACAAAGTGAGCCGCAAAATTCCAACACATCTTCACCCAGTAAAGACAACCATCAGCGCGGATGCCGCTGGCTGTCGTTATTTGTTGGCTAATGATCCAAAGCTGTGGGCCAAGATTGCGCCTGCCTTTGAAACCAAAGCTGGCAAAATCGGCGTTAAAGTGGAGACGCTTTGATGCGCCTCACTGATGTCGAGCTTGAGATGCTAATTGCTGCTTTGGCCTCCGTCACTGTGATGGACGGCCAAAGTAAAAGCCCAAACCAGATCAGGTTAGAGCGTAAATTAAATTGGTGGCGCGACCACCCAGACTTGGAGTTTTCAACATGAACCGCAGCATAGATGAAATTTTATACGAGGTATTTGCACTCGTCTTTGGGAGGGATTGGTAATGAAGATTGATAAGGGGGTGCCGATCACATCGTCATCCAACACCAGATCGGGAAAGTGGAAAAACTTGCTGGGTCAAATGGAAGTTGGCGACAGTGTGTTGGTTGATACCAAAACTGAGACAATGACAATTCGCGCTGCGGCCAAGGGTCTTGAAATGAAGGTCACGGTTCGTGGCGAAGACGATAAATTTAGAGTGTGGAGGGTAGAAGTATAATGGCTTGTTTAATTGAATTAACATTGATGGGCCAACATGATGGAGAAGATCACGGATCAGTGATCGTAAACATGGATCGTGTTGAACACTTTAGGTCTGTCAAAGAATCAGAGATTTGGATGACTGGATTATTTTTTAAGGGGTATGAGCTGTACGTCAAAGAAAATTATAAGTTAATTATGGAAGAGGTTAACAATTATGGCAATTGATCTGAAAAGTCTGTCGAAGCCATCGGGCCAACGTCCGATTATAGCGACCATTTTCGGGGAGGGCGGCATGGGCAAGACTACACTGGCGTCAATGTTCCCGAACCCTGTGATTATACGCACAGAGGATGGCACAGCCAGTCTCACAGGCAATGACAACGTCAGCCTGTTTCCACTGTCCACATCCAGCCAAGACGTGCTGGACGCCATTGAGGCGCTTGCCACGCAAGACCACAAGCACAAGACGCTGGTGATTGACTCGATCACACAGCTTGCGACGATGGTAGAGGCTGAGATTGTGGCGGCTGATCCCAAGGCCAAGTCGATTAATGCGGCGGCTGGAGGTTTTGGTGCTGGTCAATCTGCGGCGGCTGAAAAGCATCGCCAGATCAGGGACTGGGCTGGATCACTCGCCTACGAGAAAGGAATGAATGTCATCTTCATTGCCCATGCCGATACAGAACACTTGGAGCTACCAGATAGCGATAGTTACTCAAGATACACGCTGCGCCTGCATCGTAAATCTTTGGCAAATTACACTGATAATGTTGATTTGGTGGCGATGATCAGGCTGAAGACTTTCGTCAGAAATGGCGAGGGCGACAAAAAACGTGCAATCAGTACGGGTGAGCGCGAAATCATCTGCCATCCGCAGGCGGCAAGCATCACCAAAAATCGTTTTAACATCAGTGAACCTCTGCCCTTCACTTTTGACCGTAACCCTTTTGCAGACTTTTTAACAGAGTAGGAAAATAAAATGGACTTTAGCAATATCAATTTCGACGCAGTGGAAGCGGCACCATCTTTTGAGCCGATCCCCGCAGGCAATTATAAGTGCGTGATTACTGATCACGAACAGAAGCCTACGAAGGCGCAGACTGGATCATATCTTCAGTTGAAGATCGAAGTGATTGAGGGCCACTACACTGGCCGTGTGGTGTTCGACAGATTGAACCTTGAGAACCCAAACGCTACCGCAGTAGAAATCGCAACTCGCACTCTCAAGTCTATTGGCGCGGCCTTGCAGGTTCCTCTGCATAATTCGGAGGAATTGCTGGACAAGCCACTGATGGTGAAGCTGGCGGTGCGCCCAGCGTCTAATGGCTATGAAGCCAGTAATGACGTTAAGGGCTACTCAAGTGCTGGTGCTAACGCAGGCTATGCCCAAGCGGCTCCAGCGGCTGCACCACAGGCGGCGGCTGCTCCACCTTGGAAGAGATAATCTATTTTGCAATGGGGTGGCTTTTGCTGCCCCATTTTACAAATGGAGAGGATCGGAAATGAAACATAAAAAAGTTACGAAACTCTGGTTGGGTAAGTTTGTCTCTGTCAGAGATTATGAACTTAAAAATGCAATTAGCGAGGGTGGATTGATTATTGAGCATGAAGGGGAGCATATGCGTATGTCTGTTGAAGATTTAAAACAAATTGTTCCATCAGGAAAATTTCATAAAGCCAAGTTTGCTGAGTTCGTTCGGAGCTATCAACTTTGTGATATTACGTGGAAGCCTAGCGATATTGATCAGGGGGAGCTGTTTTAAATGAACCTTGAGAAATACATGCAACCCACGACAGTTCAGAAGATTTACGAACACTATGAGGCCAGCCGCGAGAACGGACACAGGCCGCATTTGGGAGGGTCACAGATAGGCAACCCGTGTTCTAGGGCATTGTGGTATCAGTTTCGACACGCAAGCTCACAGAGCTTTGAGGGGCGTATGCTGCGCCTGTTTGAAACGGGTGACCGCGAGGAGGAGCGGATCGTGGCAAACTTGAGGGCGATTGGGGTTGAGGTGTGGGAGGTCGATCCAGAAACGGGCCGACAGATTAATTACACGGCCTGCGGGGGTCACTTTGGATTGAGCCTAGACGGCATTGGCATTGGCTTTCCAGAGAGCAAAGAGCCGCACACTTTGGAATTTAAAACGATGAACGACAAGAGCTTTGCCCAGACGAAGGCGAAGGGCGTCAGGATCAGTAAGCCTGTCTATTGGGCGCAGTGTCAGGTGGGAATGCATTTGTCTGACATTGATCGTTGCTATTTTTTCGCCGTAAATAAAAATAACGATGAGATTTACGCAGAGCGAATTAAGCGGGATCGGGCAGAGGGTGAGATGTTGATCAGCAAGGCCAGCAATATCATTTTCGATGAAAAGCCACCGTCAAAAATCAGCCATGACCCGTCCAAGTTTGCCTGTCGGTTTTGCAATTATATTCCAATTTGCCACGGCGGTGAACTGCCAGAGGTTAATGATCGAACAGACGCCCACAGCACCCCAGAGCGGGACGGCACTTGGAGCCGCAAAGAGGGCGCGGGGGGCCACCTGTTCAATCCTTTCATGGTGCCTGACGATTGGGAGATCATAGACGCTGGCGATGATTTCGTGGAGTATCAGACGCCACATGGCGTCATTCGTAATCAGGACAACAGCGAAGAATTGAGAGAAAGGTTTGCGTGATGGAAAACTGGTGGGAAGATTTAGAATTGATGCGGCGTTTGTTTCGATATGATCCAGAGACTGGACTGATTTACGCACAGGATCGATCAAAGGAAGATTTTTATGACACTGGCGAGGGCAGTTCGTTTGTTAGTGCTGCGGGTGCTGCGGCCAAGTACAACAAAGAGCGCAGTGGTAAGATAACTATGAACCGTAGAGTGAAGACCGAAAGATCAACGTGCTATTATTTATGCGGTGGAATTTCTTATCGCGGCCATGACAAAAAAATGCTGGCGCATCGCGTGGCTTTCTTTTTGCATCACGGTCATTATCCCCAATGGCCTAATTCTGTGGATCACATTAACAGGGACGGCTGCGATAACAGGATCGTAAATTTGCGGGAGGTAACGGCGCGAGAGCAGTCGGCTAATACTGGATTGAGCAAGTCCAACACGTCAGGCGTCAAGGGCGTCAGCTTTTTAAAAGACAAGGGCAAGTGGAGGGCATCGATGAATATTGATGGAAAGAAAACCAATCTTGGTACGTTTTTAACAATGAACGAGGCAGTAGCTGCACGGCTACAAGCGGAAAAAAGAGTTCTGTCCCATGACCTTTGAATTACGTGATTATCAGAAAGAAGCTGTCGATGGCTTATACAACTATTGGGCAGGCAAGGCTGGCGATAATCCACTTATAGTTGCGCCCACTGGATCAGGCAAGACGGCCATCATCGCGCAGATCGTGAAAGACGCTATGTCATTTCCCGACACTAGGGTGATGATTGTCACTCATGTGAAAGAGCTTTTGGAGCAAGGGGCCAATGGCCTGCTGAAAATGTACCCAGAGGCTGATTACGGCGTCTACAGTGCTGGGCTGAAGCAGAAGGTCTTAGACAGGCCGATCACCTTTGCAGGCATCCAGTCGGTCTGGGAGAAGGCGTATGACATCGTGCCTGCGCCAGACCTTATTCTGATCGATGAGGCGCACATGCTGCCCAAGAATACTGAGACGCGATACAATCGCTTTATTGCCGATCTGAAAGTTTGCAACCCTGACATAAAAGTGGTGGGCCTGACAGCCACGCCCTATCGATTGGACTCAGGCTTCTTGCACAAAGGTGCAGGTGCTTTGTTTGATGGCATAGCTTATGACATCCCTGTGTCTATGCTGATGGAGCAGGGCTACCTGTCGCCTGTCATATCCAAGGGCGGTCTGAACCAGATTGACCTGACCAACGTCAAAAAGCGTGGCGGTGAGTTTATTGAGAGCGACCTCGCAACGGCTGCGTCTGATCCCGAACTGG